CGCCAACTTATAACCAAATCGGGACTTAGTAGTTTTCTAGCAAATTTTAGATAGTAAAAATTTCGTAAATTAATTTTATTCAGAATAGGTAAAACCTCATTTATTATAACTGCCTGTATTTCTACACGATTTCTATATTTAAATTTTACTACTTCTTCATATTCCTCTCTATATAAAACACCATCATCACTGAATAAATTTGTACTACTGTATTTGCCTGTTGGGTCAATTAAATCAAAATAGCGACTAATACCGCTGCTAGTCCTATTCACTGTTTTAATTTTTAAAATATCTTGATCTATACTTAATGGACTGATATTATAATCTTCAGCAGTGATCATTCTATTCTGAGTATAGTAGGTAGCTGATGCTTTTGTTTTTATTTCATCATTAGTTTCACTTGCACTGCTATTGGCCACATTATTTTGTAGGCTCATAGATATACTAAGAACTTCTAATTGGCCTGTATTAGACAAATAGTTAAGATCTAAGGATACGCTTCGCATATCTTTAGGATTTATTGTAAAGTTTAATCCATTACTTATTCTATAATATAGTCTAAAAGTACCTATAGGTAAGTTTCCAAAAATACCGTCACCAAATACAAGACTAATTCTATCATTTGACCGGGTTACAATATTATAAATATTTTTTATATTTTTCTTAACACTGTTATAAATTATATTATTAGCCTCAAAACTAGGAACTTTTTTCCAGTATTCACTTTCTATACCGTCTGCATTTAATTTATATAACCAAACATCAGTGTCATTTATATTAATTGAGTCAATATCTACTATTTCGTTATTACTAGGTTGAGTCAATGTAAAACTACCAGAATTGAGACTACCTTGTTTAAACATTAAAAAGAAACCATTATTATTACTTGCAGATCCTCTACCATCGTCTTTATATATAAAAGATAATCTACGTCCTGCTAATGGTGCTTCTTCTATTATGTCATTATCTTCTATTACTGTACTTACTACTTCAAAAGTCATGCCTCTACCGTCTACAGTTTTGTTAAATGCGTAAATAGGTACACTTTGTCCTACAGTTTGTAATCTATATTCTTGAGTAGGTATATTATAGATGTCTGCGCTGGAATTTGGACTACCAAACTGTGCTGTAATAGGCAAAGCTGCATTTATTATTCTAATAAATTGATCTAGCCAATTTGGATTAGATGGATCATTCCAAATCACTTCTTGGTTACTAATATTACGTCCATTACTATCAATAATATTTTGAGTAGAACTTACACTGTCCCATTTGAGCAAACCCGTAGCAGGTTTATTACGTTTAGAATTATAACTTAAGGTACGAGCTAGTCTTAATACGCTTTCTCTGCGTTCTGCTAATTCTAAGAAATTTTCTCTTGCATTTAAATCTACTCTAAAGGCAAAACTTTGACCTACAAAAGCAATCATATCTATTAATGCAAGATATTCACTACTTTCTATATAATCATTGAAATCTTCTGGATAGTTTTCACGTAGATAATTAATCATAACCCTACGCAGATTTTCAAAATCATAGCTGGTAAAATCAGCATTTTTATAGGTTTGGTAGATTCTTTTCCAATCTTCCGCTACCAATAATCTATTTTGTCTGTCGGTGGATGACATGAATTATCCTTATTTGATATTTATCGACATCATTATCTGCTAGTTTTAACCAATTAATCCCAAGTTTTGATCAAATCTAAATTGTAATTTTTCACTAATATTATATGGCAAATAGGTTAATTCGCATTCAATCTGTATTCCAGTGTCATATGCAGTAACTATAATTCTATCTGCGCTGACTCTTGGATCATAGTTAATAATATCTGTCACATTTTGTAATATTAATCTTTTAACTTCTTCAGTCATTGGTTCAAAAATAATATCCCATATTATAGTCCCAAAGATAGGATCACTAAGTTTTTCACCCTGTCTTATATGGAAATGATTTAATATATCCTGTTTGACCAAGGCAAGATCATAAAGGCTAAAATTTTCGCTATCTTGACTCACTGTACTGAACCCTCGGTATGTGCGTGGTAGCGGAGGTCGTTCTAATCTATTATTACCTTTTACTACAGTATTACTATATAATCTTTGTATTGACATTTTTATCCTTTTACCTTTTCAAAAGTATCATATTTTGTGGTGTATTCTTTCCACAAATCTGCTGGTGATTTATAATCGCTAGTTTCTCTTTCTGGTGGATTTCTGCCCTTACAGTCTCTATCTGTACTATTAGTACCAGGAGGTGAATCAGGTTTAAATCTTTTTGGATCAAGATTTTCATGATGTGGATAAGGTTCTGGAGTGGGTACTCTACGTAGTATAGTGCTACCTGTAGGTAAGTCTATGGGTTGCGTCTTAATATCTGGTTTAGCTAAGTCTGGAAGTTTATGCAGTTTAAATGGTTTTTTATCTCTAGCTTCAATAGCTATTTGTGCCACAGGCCCATTCATATGAATATAAGGAGCAGTTTCAATAATATTCCCACCTAATGCTCTAGTTTCATTGGACAAACCTGATGTTTCCCATATATGTCCTTTAGCATAAGTTTCTAGATGTCCTGGATTAGCTATATCACCGTATAAACCAACTTGAATATTTCCATTTTTTCCTATTAGAAGATTATAATCTTTTCTAATTTCTATTTGCATTTCACCGGCACTAGGAAAATCTTTTTGATTAAATCCTACTCTAATATTAAAATTTCTTCCTGCATCTATGTTAAAGTCTCGATCAGCATAAAAGTTAAAATCTTTTTTAGTTCGTACACTTATACTATCCGTACAAAAAATATCCATTTTACCATCACTTGTAAGTTCTATCCAAGCAGTACCTCGTGAATTACCTATATAAATTAAATCTTCTGTGTTGTGTAATAAAATTTGGTGCCCTGTACGTGTTCGTATCCTTACCAATTCATTATGTAACAATGTGATTCCGCCCCCTTCACCAACTTCAACAGCACCATATATTGGGGGTCCTTCACTAGCCGTTGTTTTACGAAGGAATTTGTCATCCCCATCATCCATAACAAAACTAGTACCACCTAATCTGCTCCATGGGGTTTTTGCTTCAAATTCATGTTTGCCTGTGTCTGCTTTTGGTCCTAGTTTATCAATAGGCCCTGGAGTACTAATACCAAATACTGCACTAGGCCATTCTCTTCTAGAACTACTAGTTGTGATTCCTCTTATATCGTCTTTGAGTAATCCTTGATTTTTCAGTATACTGGCAAAACGATGTTGAGGCTTTTCTATACGTGTAGTATCTTTTTTTATAACAGGATCAGATTTTCTATTCCATTCTGCTACAGGTACACGTTTTTCTTCGCCATCTATATGAAATTTGGTTGCAGCATATCCAGGAATCATAAAATTCATTTCTTTATCTTGAATAGCTCCAATATAAAACCCTCTGGCAGGATCGCCTTCTAGGAAAAAACATACTATTATTGTACCCACATCAGGTGGAATCATCCACATACCATAAGTTTTCTGTGTACCGTCATAATCATTATTTTTTGTACAATATTCTTGAGCAGTATGTCCCATAAATGGACTAACGTATCTCACTGTGGCCATTTGGCCAGTTCTTTTAGTATCATTACCTACTTGGTGTAGTTTTTCTACTTGTAATGAACCCATATAATCAGGGTCTAAATGACTGATAATTATGGCTAGAGTAAATCCAGTTTCTTTTTCTTTAGGATCAGCTTCTAGACTAGAACGATTTAGCTCATTACTACTCATGGTAAATCCTGTACCTCAACTGGTGAACCAATTTCAGGAGGATCATCAAGTAAGCCACCCCTTCCAGCAGCAGGTTGACTATCAGGATTAGCAGGAGGTGTGTTTCTGAATACTGATGTATCCTCTTCAGTTGCATCTCTATATTTGTCTACCTGTTTCTGTGTCATACCTGTAGGCAATGGACTATCATAATTAGGCATTCTACTAAGTTCTAAAGTTTGTGTGAAAAGTCCTGTAACAAATTCACTTTGAAGTGTATTGACCTTGTATAATCCGCTGATTACATCTATGGCTGAACCTTGCGGGAATTCAAATAAATTGCCATTTATATCTGTAGGATTTTTAAAATTTACCTTAATAAACACTTGAGTTCTATCATAATTTATAGCACCATCTTTATTGATATCTTCGTTGCTAGTTCCTTGGGCAACATAGTTACCAAACCCACTATCACCCAAATAAAATGGATCCCCTAATATTTTCATATTAACCATAACCATATCAGAACTTTGATTAATAGCATTTTGAAATTGTTTTACAACTACATTACCTGGATCTTGTGGCAGAATACCACCACCACTAGTATTATGTTTGGTTGCATCTGCACTTACTAAAAGTTTAGTTCCAGGAGCACCTGGACTAGGTACTGGAGGTTGAGTATTGCTGTTTACAGGATAAGAAGGAGTTTCAGCGGTATTTTGAGTATTTTTTTGCCTTACATCTTCATTGCTTACACCACTATCTGCTACAGTTGCAGTATAAAATGTGTTTCTAAAAGTTACTTGAAAGTCCAAAATATCTACATTTTTTCCAGTATAATAATAATTATATTCTTTTATAGGTCGTTGGACTGGTATTGGTTCGTCTTTAGGTGGCATAAATTTACTGTGATGAACCTTAGAAGGCACAACTCTATAAACAGTTACTGTAGGCATACGTCCTGTTTTAGGAACATTTGCGT